CTGTGCTGCCGACGACTTCGTATAGCGGGCGGTCTTCGAGTAGCGGGGTCTCTGTCTCGATAGTCCCGCCATCTTCCTTCGCTGCAATCAGGTCAAGGAATGTATAAGCAAGGCTTTCGGCCTCTTCCGGTTCCATCAGCAGCGGCCTGTCGAATATTCGACCAGCGCAACGGGCTAGTTTCATGTGCGCTTTAGGCATTCTTGATCACTCCGGCATCTTTGAGTTCGTCTTCATCCGGATCATCCGAGTCCCCGTCATTCTCACCATGAGTGACTGAAAAACTGGCTCCGGTAGGATAAGGCAGACCTGCTTCCTCGAAGGCATCACGCTCGAAAGCACGCTCCTGAATGACGTCCATGAGGTCCACACCCTCTTCATCGCAAATGCGGGTGAGGCTGGTTGAACCCATCTCAAGAGCAAGCTGTTGTCCTTTGCGCTCTTTTACGGGATCAATGATTGGTTTGCCCCAGCTCATGAATTCACCGATGATGAGTGCATCCCGGAATTCATAGAATTTTGCAGGTTCGAGACCACCCGGCATTTCGAGGCGGCCATTCAATATTTCCTCTTCGAAAAATGCGGCCGCATATGGCATGCCGATATCTTCTGAAAGATGTTCCCGCTCAACTGCAAAGTGCCGCCAGGCGTTGGTTTCAGCGATACGGCCGGAAGCGTAAGACAGCTGCTGATAGTTCTGCGTCATGTTGTGAACCGGTGAACCGGATCCTGCCGCAATCCGGCGTGTGTGGGCAGCTTCGAACACGTCAGCGCCGTTGTTCACCGTGTCCGGCCGATGCAGCTCGAGCTCTTCGTGGGGCGCAAGATGCTGGACTTGGGCGCCCGACAGCTGCATGGCGCGCTCGCGATAGAACGACTGCATCGAATTGAGATACGACAGCTGCAGGGCCGCGGATGGGTCGATGCCCTTGTTGCGCTGAAAGAGGTTTTGTATCCTTTCTGCGCCGATCACGTTCATCGCATCGGCATAATTCAGGTCCGACTTGATAGTGGCCGCAAACACCGACTGAGCGATGGCGCTCTCAAGATGCACCCGGTTGAACTCGGAAAGCATCCGCGACGGCACCAACGATGTGACCAGCTCCGATATCCCGCGGTGCTGATCGACCTGGTTGACGTTCATGCAAAGCAGCACGATCGCGCGCCCACGGCTGTCGGTCAGCGGCACCCGGATGGTTTCGTAACCGCCTGCCGATAACCCGTAATCCTGCGGATGACTCTTTGCGAAATGAACCGCGATCGGCGTGCCATCGGCATCAAGCTCGACACCCTTCCGGTATCGGTCACCGTCGGAATGACCGCGCGGATTGCGAATCCTTGCCGGGTCCATCTTCTGCATGCAGGTCCGCGTCCTGGTGCCACGACGCACCTTCGAACGAACGAGGCCCACCGCTTCGCCGGCAGCCATCTTCATCACCAGCTGCGTCTGCATGGCGCGCGAGAACGTCTGGCGTCCGTGTGCATCGGAATACCGGCCAAGCGGGCTTTCCGCATGCACCCGGAAATGCGCCTGCGCCTTGCGGGCCCAGTCCGTAGCCTCCTGATAGGTGATGCCCAGATACTGGTGATCCGGGTGCAGGCGGAGTCGGAAGCCATTACCAATTATGCTGTCTCGGGCAATCCGCACCACGTTCGACAGATACGGGTCATTGCGGATGCTGTCGAACGCTCGCGCGCTGACGTTGTCGATGTTGGGCAGGGTTGCGACGTCGGCCGACACCAGCGGCGGTTGCCAGAGACCCATGTATCGGCTCGCAAATGCGCCAGCCTCATAAGCTGCGTGTCCGCCACCACCATAAGCGGCGATTTTCATGGACATGGCATCGCCCGCGGCTTCAATCTGTCGGCTGCCCGCAGGCACTCTTACACGAGGTTTTTCCATGAATGTTAACCGAGCTTAACGTGAGCGGGACCACCACGAAGCTGCTTGTTCGTGATATCTGGAAGACCGGACTGCGCACCGCATTGATTGTACCAAGCCCGATACATTCCCTCGAGATCGGCCATGCGAACAGAGCCGTATTCGGATTCCTGATCCTCATAGCGAGCTTTGGTGCGATTTCGACCCTGCAGCTTGAGCATCATCGCGTCATAAAGTTTCCGCAGCTCGGTCTCGCAATCGACTGCGGCCGGGTTTTCCTCATTGCCGTTATCGGCCATGGTCAGTAACCTCTCAAGTTTCTGGCAATCGCTGCCGGGTCCAGTGCCACCGCATCAAAATGCTCGATCGATGCACGCTCGCGTCTGGCATCCCAGTCAACCGAAAGTGAGTGACGGGCGGCGAGGGCATAGACGTAGCAGTCCAACACCTCATGCCTTTTGTTTTTCAGCGGTACCCATTCACGTTTAGGGCGGCCTTTTGTGACCTTGGTGATGACGGTTTCGCCGAGCAACTGCTCGTAGAACTCAAGACGCTTGTTACGAAAGTGCATGAAGCCTGGTGAGACTTCCGACTTCGCGACTCGTTCATAGATAAGCGTTTTCGCGTCATCGACGCCGATGAGCTCCAGTTTCGTTCCCATCCGCGACGCAATTGATTTCTTGCTCAATGAGCGCTGCCATAGTGGGCGGCCTTCACCAGCAACACCCTTGACCGCATGCACATAATCTTTGCCAGCCTGACGCATACGATTGACGAACTCGTATACCACGGTGGAATTATCGCCTGAATCCAGCGCCGCCGCTTCAACCGGAAACACACCGCCTAGTGGATGGTTATAGGTGCGCTCGATAAAATCCTGCAGCGTCTGCCAGTAATTCGGGTCTGAGGGCGCGCCGTGGTGTATCTGGTAGTCAAGTTCCCACGTCTCTTCGCCCTCGCCGACGCCCAGATGGATGCCTTCCCAGCGGTCTGGCTGAAAGTCGATGCCGGCTGAAACCAGCAGCACCCGCTCGGGTAACGGGTCGGAAAGAGGGTTAGGAATGTAATCCTCTTGACGGTCAAGCAGGCCTTGGGCTGTGGCTACCGGCCCTGACGTTTCCCGCCATGGCCTTCCTTCGACCGTGTTCACAAAGGTCATCAGCTTTGTTGGCCCAGCGTGCTTCGCTTCAATGTACTCAGCAGCCAGTGTCGACCACGCTGCGTTCGGAAGCGGCGAGACCAACGCATTAAGTTTGAAGCCAGCGTGACCAATGACGTCCGGCGCTTGCTTATGCCAGACACCCGCCTCTGCCATTTCTCGTTTGTGGCGCTCGTCGATTGTCTTCGAGCAGGATGGGCATTCGCACACCGCTGATTTCGGGTCACCGGTAGCCCATACAATATTATGCCACAGCAGCTCAAAATAGGTGCCGCAGTGCAGGCAAGGCACCTCGAATATGCGGCGATCAGACTTGAGGTAATGTTCCTCAATTATCGACCGACCCTCGATCGTCGGTGTCGAACCCATGACGATCTTGCGGTCGTAGTGCGCAACCGTTCGGGTGATTCCCAGCTGCACCGGGTCACCCTCGTCGGTCATTTCGAAGGCATCGACCTCATCGAAATAGATATATTTGGCATCGTGCGCCCGCAGGTTATCAGGCGAACGTGCAGCCAACATCTTGAGAGACCCACCGGGAAAGGTCTTGATCGTCTGAGTGGTCCGCCCGTCTTCCCGGCTATCTTTCAAGATGCCAGTCAGCTGAGGCGATGCCGCAAAACAGCTAGCAATTTCCTCGGTTGCAAAACGTACCGCATCTGCGTCTCGTGGAAGCAAGACGATGATGGGGCAGGGCCGCGTCTTGGCCACCATTCCGATCGTCGCGGCGAGTGCCTTGGTGTTATGTGTAGGTATCATACACTCACCAGCCAAGAACAAGCTTGAAGGACTATCGACTTGAATACAACGTACCGGCCTTGTCGCCACTTTTCTGACGCCAACAATTCGCCTTCTGTAGGTAATGCCTGGCTTCTGAACGGGTTTGACCAAAGCCCGTTTCCTTCGAAGCAAGAAAGGGTTCAATTCGCTGTTGGCGCGAAAGTTCACCCTCCATTGTCGGAGATGGTGCTTCTTTTTGGGAACTCGCATCCGAATGGATGACTTGATCCCAAAACTGGACAGAAGCTCTCGTACCTGCTGGCAAAGCACTTTTGAAGTACTATTGAACTCTGCTCTGCTACAGGTGCGTTCAATGGTTCCGTCAGAATCCATAAGTCCGCGAAGCAGTGCAAGT